AAATTAAATAAAAAATATCAGAACGAGTTTGATCAACTGCAAAAGATAATTGCAAGATCAGATGAGGTTGAGAAAGCTATCAATGAAAATATTGATAAGAGTAACTATCTTGAAAAAGAGATCGAAAACAAAAAAAACACACTTAAGAATCTTCAGGCTGACATTCTTAGATCTGAAGCGTTAAAGAAAGATCTTAGTAACAACTTTTCTTTTAGCATAGTTGGGGACTCAGCTAAAGCAAGTGATGACATACTAAAAACATTCAACCCTTCAACTAATATTTTTAATCTCAATAAAAGCCCTGAATTTAAGTGGATTTCAGGTGATGCAACCTCTAATGAAAGCTCACCTGTAAATAAATGGCTTTTTCGTAATAGTACGGAAAAAGGAACATCAGACATCATACCTGCGAGTAATTTGATATTCGCTAAAAGCACTGGCGAAAAGGATAAGAATTAAACAAGCATTCTAATGGCTGCTATGCTTAATAGTAGCCATTAAATATATTTTTTTTATTTTTCTAAATAATATCTAATTTTTTATGCCGTTTGATCAATTGTTCTGCTTTAGAAATAGTTTCTGCTGGCACAATCACACAAGTAGGATTCGCAACCGAGTCCGCCGCCCAAGTATGCGCCCACTTAGATTCACTGTAGGTGTACTCAGCTTTCATATTGAACGCGGCAATAACGCACGCCCACACTTCAACACCGCTCTGCTCAAGAATTTCGTGCTTCAGCAGTGGCAGGTCATCACCATCGCCGTTCTCTGCCTTAACCGGTGCCGGTTGTTCACCAGCTGATTGGGTGATGCCGTAATGCTCTTTGGCGATCAGCACAATATCCATCAGCTCAGCTGCCAGCAGGTCAGTTTCAAACGTCAGCGTAACGTGAGAGCCCTCCTCGCCCTGCTCGGTTTGGCAATGCTTAGCAATCAGCTCTACCAGCTTTCGTGCCTGAGCGGCGCTGAATTGCGGCATAGCATCAGTTTTGGTCAGCTTCTTCTTGCCTGCTGCCTTCGCCTTCTGCATCTGCTCCTGCGCTACCGATGATGCTTTCACGCCATGCTCACGCTGCAGAGCTACTGCTGTGGTCGCTGCCACTTCACCAGACTTAACCATCTCAATCAGCGGTTCGCCTACAGTCAACAGCTGGAGGTGCTGCTCTACATCGGTGATCGAACGCTTTACCTTGGCGGCAATCTCAGCTGGTTCCAATCCCTGATTCACAAGGCGCTGATAGGCTGCTGCACGTTCAAGCGGCAACAGGGCACGGCCCTGACTGCTGGTGACCATGAATGCCACGCTGTCAGCCTCACTGCCCACGAAGTCCTTACATTCAAGGCGCAGCGTATAGCCCGCTTCCTGTGCCAACTTCGCACCATAATAACGATGGTGACCGTCGATAATCTTGATGCCCTTCTCCGTGACCTTAACAGCCAGCGGAGGCACATGCTCACCAGCGATAAAGGCGTCCCGGAATTCCTCAACATGAGTCTGATCAATATCACGGATGTTGTAATTAGTTTCGACATACAGCTCATCAACGCCCAGCAGGTAGGTTTTTCGGGTGGTGATATCGGTATCGCTATTTTTCTTGTCGTCGTAAACGCGCGCTAAGGTGCTCATGCTGTGGTCAGCTCCCATGTCAGGACAATAATCAGGGCGACAATCATCACCGCTGCGGTGCGGATGGACTGGTAGAAAATCTCATTGCTTTGATAGTGGCTCTTCAGGTGCGCTTTCATTGGCGAACCTCACTCAGGAAGCTTTCACCGATACGGCCTGTATCAAGGCCGCCGTAGCTGCCACAGTTGAATGAACCCCTTACAGCGCAGCGGTCGCATTTCTCTTTGGCTTCGTTACGTGATGCATCAAATCGAGCCACCAGCATCGCCTCACGCCATACCTGAGATGCACGCAGCCAAAACCCTTTGCTCTCAAGTTCGTTGGCCTGCTTAGCCTTATGGCTGAATTTATCGCTCTCAACCGGCAACGGGCCGGTGTTGATTGAATAACTCCAGTCGCTTGCCCGTTTAAGCAGCCCTTTAGCAAACAACGGTTTGATAAAGTGCCTCACGGAGGTTTCATGCAGGCCAGTGAGCTTGCAGAGCTGGCGCACCTTAAGCGGACCATTGCGGGTTATCAGTTCAAGAATTTTTGATTCGTGGTTAATCATCGCTCTATCCCCTTATGCGCCGCGAAAGCCGGCAGGAATTTCATAATCCATTGATGAGATAGCCATCACATCACGCTGCCACTTACCGTTGATGCACTTAGGCCGCCCCGCTTTGTCCCACTTCTGCGCGGAACTCAGATAGCCAGGGAACTTGCCTGGCCGGAAAATTGTTTCCGGTCGGACGTACTCACACATTTTTGGGTCTTCAGCCCACTTAGCGATTGAGTAGTCCACTGTGAGGATCAGCTCATCAGCAGTGAAATCTTCACCCAGGCGACCGCGAATTGGTGTCAGTGAGGATTTCGATTTCTGAAAACGCATACCAGCTGCACGGTTCAGATGTTCAAGCACACTGAAAGCAGCCTGATTTGCATCAGGAGCGTGGTCGGGTTGCCCCGCAACCTGACAAGAAGGGGTTGTTGTAATCTCTGTAGTAATCTCTGTAGTATTCTCTGTTGTATTCTCTGTAAGACGAGGGCAATTTGCCCTAATGGATGAGGGCTTGTTGCCCTTATCGATTGGTGCAGGTTGCTCTACTCGATCAGTGCAAGTTGCATCTTTCGATGAGGGCAATTTGCCCTCATCGGTCAATAAAGGGTTTGCGTGGTTAATTGCGTAATAATTAGTCCGGTCATGCTGCGATTTCTTCAACTGCTCGACAAAAATTAAGTCGTGCTTTTTGAGAGAGGCCAAAGCACGCTTAACCGTGTCAGACGACCAGAACGGAAACTGATTAGTCCACTCTTCGATGGTGTTATAAACCCATCGCTTACCGTCATATTCGACGCCAGATGTAGTATCTTCCAGCCAATAGCAAATCTGCTGCAGCACTATGGCTTCATTCAGGCCAATACGCTGCGCAAGCTCTGAGCTGATCACCAACGGCTTAACTTTCAGAAGTAGGCTCATGAGTTACACTGACCTCCCTGAAGTACAGCTTGAACCGTTCGAGAGAGCTGAAGCACTCGCCATGTTCATAGTTGTCACGCAGGTAGATAATCCGGTCGTTCTCTGGCTCCCATCTAATGACCCGCACAGGGATTCCGCGTTTATCACGGAAGATTCTGTCAAGTTCTCGCATTTGACCGCCTTCATTCGCTGACTGGCATCACCCACAGCCCAACTAACAAAGCTGTGGTTAACTTCTTCGCTAACGCCGGGTACATTAAGCACATACCGCAGCGGCTCACTGCTGAAGCGGCCACCAGCTGAAGGCAGGCAACGGAATTGCGGTAAGCCTGATAATCTGGTTAAATTGATCACGCGATTAGTTCTCCACACACGTTGATTTAGTCGCATCGAACGCCGCGGACTGCAATCCTGCGGCGTTCACCTTTTCTGGCGGGCAAAACACGCGATACAGCAGCGTAAGATGCTCCTGCCACTTCGCCATTACCTGATAACTGTTCTCTTCAATCTGCTCCCGTTCAGCCGCATCAATCACACCGTCAGCGGTTGCCTTGCGGATGTAGGCAGAATGCTTACCAATCCACTCAACCGACTCCATCAGACGCTGATTTATATCCGCGTTATCAACATCCTCAATGTCCACCAACGGGACGTTAACGCTGTTTGACTGGCGAGAAACTGCATTCGCAATATGTTTAGTGCCGCTTGCCTGCTGCAGGACCATTGCCCAGCCCATTGGGAAAATTTGATCGCCATTAGTGCGCAGGCGGTTGAAGAGCGCATCTTCTGTCACGCCCAACCATTCAGCTGCTTCCTCATACCCACCCGGAAGACTTGAAATGGTTTTCTTGATTGCAGCCACCAGCCATGCTGCTTGCTTTTCTACCTGCCAGTGCTTTTGATCCACGGCTAAGCCCTCTCTACTGTGGTTTCGCTACTGCTGAGGTAGCTGTTAAAGTTGCGATGTCAGCTTGGTACCGCTGCGGATAAAGAATCTCCAGCTCACTGATTTGGCCCTGAAAAAAAACAGCCAGGCGCTCAGCTACATCGAGAGAAGCAACCTGAAGACCGCGCTCTATGCGGCTCAGATTTCCGACATCTAAGTGAATAGCTAAAGCAACTTCGCTTAATGTCTTACCTTGCGACTTGCGCAATATTCTTAATGGTGAATGCATAAAAGCCCCCTTAATTGCGTAATGTGCATATTATTTCAAGCAGGCAGATTGCGCAAGTTAATTTGCGTTTCATGCAAACCAGCCATTAAATAGACACATGAACATAGGAAACCGAATTAGAGAACTTCGCCTTGCGCGGGGAATGAGAATCAACGACCTGGCTGATGCTGTTGGCGTCGATCAGGCTAATATTTCACGACTTGAGACGGGAAAACAAAAATCCTTTACCGAGCAATCGCTTAATAAGATTGCAGATGCTCTAAATGTGAGCCTTAGCGAACTATTTATTCCCTCCAATCCGAAAAATACTGTATATAATGACAGTAAAGATATTGTTAAAGGCATACAAGGGGGGGATGTGTATCGTGTGGATTTGCTTGATCTAAATGTTAGTGCTGGACCGGGAGCATTTGTAGGAAGCGACATTATCGATGTCATCCGCTCTATTGAGTACAACACTGAGCATGCCAAGAACTTCTTCGGCGGTAAGCCTGAAGCTGCTGTCAAAATGGTTAACGTGCGCGGCGACAGTATGTCCGGCACCATTGAGCCTGGTGACCTTGTTTTTGTAGATGTATCAGTGACTCAGTTTGATGGTGATGGTATTTATGTATTTGGTTTCGATGGAAAAATACATATAAAGCGCCTGCAGGTAGTCCCAGATAAGATTGTCGTTATTTCTGATAACACGCGCTATCGGGACTGGTTCATTGATGAGTCCAATGAGCAACGCTTTCGTATCTTCGGTAAAGTCATGATCAGCCAGTCTCAATCATTTAAGCGACACGGCTAACTCCTCTCCCTGTGACAAAGAACCCGGTTAATCCGGGTTTTTTTGCGCCCTTCGCATGGCATTTTTGCAATTAGCGCATTTAAATACTTGCGTTAAATGCATATCGGATTTATTGTTTACTTCAACGGCCGCTACTAAGTGGATTAGCGAATGAATTTCTCAAAACAAATGGCTGACAGTAAGTTTTGGGACCTAATAACTTTTCTTTATCTCTTCCCGGATGCTGACCTTATTTGTGACGGTGATACGGGGGTAGTGACGATGTGTTGTGACGTTGAAAACGTGGCTTACGGTCCAGCGTTTTAAGAGTACGGAATTGCTGTGTTGGCGGTTACTCAAGGTGTTTTGGTTTAACCGCCCTTTTTCACAACGATAAGGGCATTTGCAAAGCGGGTGTTTTCGAACGCTTTAGAGACGTGGAGTAAGTGTCCTTTTCGTTGTGGTGAATGCGGCTAGCGCACGCGGAAGACTGACAACGATTGCATACAGTCTAAGAGTTTCCGCTCTGAGGTTTGTTAGTCTGACCAGAGCACCGGGAGGCACCCGGCACCGCAGCAACCTTTCAAGTGTGTGGAGTAATCGGGCTGTGGGTTATTGCAGTAGCTCACCAGCCAACTTAAACGAATCCCAAAAGTTTTTTATTGCCGTCACTGGCAAGGGATTCATGCAACCAAAAATCGTGTGTGGAGAGTTCCATGGAAAAGCCAAACGACCATATCACCGTAGGCATTATCACCCTGCCCTATAGCCATATCCTCAACGGCTGGGTCATGCCTGACGGCTCAATAATCACTAATCCGATTAAGGCGCAGAACGAAGCTGAGCGCCTTTACAGTACCATCACCATTCACTGAGGGCGATGACATGCATCATTTCAAGTCGAATAAAGAAGTTGTCGCTGCCGGCCACCAGTTCGCTAAGAACATCAGTATGGAAACGCCCCTGATTGAAATGGCAAAGATGGTGGCTGAGCTGTCATCACGCCTCGACGTTGCCACCGTTCGCGCCAACCTGATGGCTGCAGAGGTGCTGCGTATTAACAGCGTGCTCCCTGACACCATTTCAGCACTACAGGCAGCAGACGCTGATATGACACTGATTGATGACCTAAACGTTGCGCTTGCCACTCCAGCTTGTGATCAATGGATTCGCACCCTACGTGGTGAAGCACTTGGGGAAGCACGCCGGGCTGTAACAACGCTGGGTAACCACCAGCAGCCGGGTATCTCACATGCGGTCAATATCATTTCGCAGATGGAAATGGATTTGCTCCGCTCACGCACTGTAACGCTGAAGGTGGTTTCATGAAAAAGGTCGCCCAATTCCGGCGCAGCACCGGCGCTAATGCCGGATTCAGTGAAAAGTTAGCCTGGCAATTATCAAAAGGTCCGGCAACGGGCCGTGAGCTGGCAGAGCGTCTCGGTATGACCCTCAGTGAGTTCAACCGTTTGGTTCTCCACATAATGCGCAGAGGCGGTGAAACGCTGCAGATAGAAGCATCAAATCAAATCTGTCTGGGCGGCGGTTCTATTGACCGCACGTACACCCTGGCCCGAAATCCGCGCCGTGTTGCTCCCCCACCATCTAAGCCAATGGTGATCAACTACAGGAATGACTGCTCTGAAGAGGCAAAGAAACTCAACTGTGAAGCAGCTAAAAGCCGTGCCCGTCTGATTGCCAGCGGGCTTTATCTGGAATGCATGGCTTAAGGATGGTGAATGATGGTTACATTCAAGCATGGCTCCTGCCATATGCCTTCTTTACATGTATCAGCTCAGCAAGCGTTATCACTGGGCGTAAAAGTAACTGGAGACTTCCAGCAACAAACAACCAGGTGCCATCAGTCATCAGTGAATCGTAAAAGAAAAAAATGCTGCCAATTAAAAACCATACAGCTATCAGTAAATCGTTCAGAGCACCCAGAGCGCGATATCTGCGTTCAATTACGATGTGCTCTGCGCCAAAGTGAATTACAGCTTCATGTTTTCTCTTTGAATCTTCCATGCTCATGCGGGGTCGATCTCCTTAATCATCTCATTACCTTGATTATGGATGTTGCCGACTTTGCTGGTAACTGGGTGCCAAGTGAAGTCTTTTTCTGGAAGAGCGGCTTCGTGTGCGATTTCCTGAGCGCGTTCGGGACTGGTTTCAGAACTAAGCCACTCCCGAACTGCGTCAGGGGTAAGTACCAGTGGCCGACGATCATGAATATCAACCATGCCTTTTTTACTTTCAGCAGTGACAATGACAAAGCCTTCATGTCCATGATCTTTGTCGTAAGGCGATTTGCCGATGGCAGCAAAGAACAATGGGTGCTTTTTCTTATGGTAGATAAAATAGGGTTGCTTCTTCTCACCGCCCTTCTTCCATTCAAACCAACCATCTGCAGGCACGATTGCACGCCCATGTTCCCAGAGCGGCTTAAACATACGCCCACTGGCAGCAGTTTCGCCGCGAGCATTGATGAGTGGCTGCTTGTTCCACCATTCAGGGCCATAGCCCCAGTAAACAGGGTCGAGGTGCAATTCATCCTCACGTTCGTTAAGCAGCAAGACTTTTGTGCCGGGAGCAACGTTAAAGCGCCCTATTGGCTCAGGGTCATAGATAATTTCGTCAGGCTTAACGCCGAGGGCTTCGAAATATTCATCTCTACTGCTGCACTGCGCAAATCGTCCACACATGTTGTACCTCCTGCAATAAGCATAGTGCAGGATGAGGAGGTGGATACGTGAGCAGGACAGCTGCAGAGCGCAAAGCAGCGCAGCGTGCCAGACAAGCCGCTGCCGGTGGTAAAAAGCTGGAGTTGTCGCTGGATAGTCAGGAACTGGAGATGCTGGCGCAGAACTGCGCCGCACGTCGCCCCGCTCGTGAACCGTATGAGCTTAACGAGTACATAGCGCTGCTAATTCGACAGGACGATGCACGGGTACGTAGCCGTTTCAGGGCGATGAGTAAGCGCCAGTGCGGTAAGTGTGATGACAATCTGCCGGTGCAGTATTGCCCGCTGAAAGAAGAGTCAGCCTGTTGGGTGAAGCTGGGCTGGCACGAAACAAAACTTAATGTGTTACATGTCACGTTGATTGAAAACCTGATGCAGCAGGAATGTGTGGAGAAACTATATGTCTGATATCAATAACGTAATTATTTCTGATGCCGATATCGAAAAAATAACCGGCTATAAAATCCCTTCTAAGCAATGCCAGTGCCTGAAACAGGCAGGTATATTTTTCGTCGTACGCCGTGATGGTCGCCCGCGGACAACTTGGCAGCATTTCAATGACCCAATGTCGTCGCGCAAAGCCCCAGAAATGAATCAATGTGAACCCAACTTCGGAGCATTGGATTAATGGCTCGTGTTCGCAAAAATAGTGCTGATGCCTGGATGCCGCCGCGCGTTTATCGCGGCAAATCGGCCTATGAGTTTCATCCCAAAAACGGAGGCGCTATCCGCCTTTGTTCACTGGATGCAGCTCAGTCCTCAGTATGGTCGGCATATGAGGCGCTGATAAATGAAATACCTGATGACAAGCTACTAGCGTCACTTGCTGAACGTTTTTTCAAATCGGCTGATTTTTTTGAGCTTGCACGTGAAACGCAGCGAGATTACCTGAAGTATTCAAAAAATGTTTTATCTGTCTTTGGTGCCATGCCCTCAGATGCAATTCGTCCTGAGCACGTCAGGAAGTACATGGATAAACGCGGATTGAAAAGTCGAGTTCAGGCCAACCGGGAAAAAGCGTTTATGTCCCGCATGTACCGTTGGGGCTATGAGCGTGGCATGGTAAAAGGTAATCCAACCAAAGGGGTTAAAAAGTTTAAGGAGACATCAAGAGATCGATATGTGACTGATGCAGAATACCAAACTCTTTATTCATGTGCGCCGGACATCGTGAAGATAGCCATGGAACTAGCCTATCTTACCTGCTCGCGTCAGGGTGATATTCTGGCAATGAAGAAGAGCCAGATCATGGATGAGGGCATACTGATTAAACAGAGTAAAACCAGTGTTGCTCAGATTAAGGCTTGGTCGCCACGGTTTGAAGCGGCGATCAAGATGGCAGCAGAATTGCCGTTGAAGTCGGGTATGAGCAGTGTATTCATCATCCACCAGCCTAATGGTTCCGGTTACACCAGAGATGGGTTTAATAGTCGCTGGAGTGCTGCACGCGAAGTAGCAAAGCAAAAATTTCCAGAACTACTGTTCGATTTCACATTTCACGATTTGAAGGCAAAAGGGGTTTCTGATCTCGAGGGTGATCTGTACGAGAAGAGAGCTATAACGGGGCATAAGAACGTTGAGCAGACTGCAGCCTACGACAGAAAAATAGCGGTGGTTCCTGTAGTCGGCGGACAGGCGAAGGGGAAATAATATTAGGAATGGATATTAGGAAAAAGAATTCAGGCACAAAAAAACCGCCTCTGAGGGGCGGTCATACGACACTGCTTATCATTGATTTTATTGGTAAAGCGATATGGTGCCCGGGGCGGGACTTGAACCCGCACAGCCTTACAGCCGAGGGATTTTAAATCCCTTGTGTCTACCGATTTCACCACCCGGGCTGGGTGTAACTGGAGGCGCGTCCCGGAGTCGAACCGAGGTACACGGATTTGCAATCCGCTGCATAGCCACTCTGCCAACGCGCCTTAAACTATGATGCCGCCAGGCTAACCTGACATGCGAATCTGGAGCGGGAAACGAGACTCGAACTCGCGACCCCGACCTTGGCAAGGTCGTGCTCTACCAACTGAGCTATTCCCGCAATTTTCAGCAATCTTATCGAACCTGCTGATTTTGTTTATCTTCTGGCAGCCTGGCTGCCGTTCGATGCGATGCATTCTACTTAGATGACGCAATGAGTCAATAAAATTATCCTCACAGACCATCCGTTTGCTGCTTTTTAAATCGTATCGATCACGGTTCGAGCAAATCACCGCGCGCCGCGCTTAAATACTGGAACATCGACCAGAAAGTCAGCACTGCAGCAATGTATAACGCCACCACGCCAATCGCTACAACGGTGGCATCTGGGCGCCACAGCAGTGCGAAGAGAGACAACATTTGCGCAGTCGTTTTGACTTTACCAATCCAGGAGACAGAAACACTACTGCGCTTGCCAATCTCCGCCATCCATTCACGCAGCGCAGAGATAATGATCTCGCGGGCAATCATGGTTGCCGCTGGCAGAGTAATCCACCATGCGTGAAAATGTTCTGCCACCAGCACCAGCGCTATCGCGACCAGCACTTTATCAGCAACCGGATCGAGGAATGCGCCAAAGCGCGTCGTCTGCTTCCAGCGGCGCGCCAGAAAGCCATCAAACCAGTCGGTAACAGCAGCAAAAATAAAGATCAGTGCAGTAGCCAGCGGCGCCCAAATGAACGGCAGATAGAAAGCCAGCACAAAGAACGGGATGAGCACAACTCGAAACAGGGTGAGACACGTCGGGATGTTTAATTGCAT